GCCGAAGAATGGGCAAGGGAACAAGGACTATGGGATACCGTAAAGGAAGTTATCCCAGCGCATGAAGTGCTGAGTGAAGACAAGTTGGTAGGCTATGCATGGAAGCACAAAGAGCATGCCACCGCCATTCAAAGTTTTTACATAGAAAAAGAAACGTGGGCATTTAAAGTATAATGCCAAAAGACCCTCTTGAGTTATTTAAAGATTTACCAAATTATCCAGGTGGTAAAAAGCCAAAGAACCGTAGTATCCCAACTAAGGCAAAAGCCAATGATAGGTACAACGGTGCTAGGTCAAGGAAGTACGTAATTAATGGTGTAGAAAGACAGATGTACACAGTAGGAGAAGTGGCTAAGGCTCTTGGAAAAAGCGCATCCACTTTAAGAGTTTGGGAACATTACGGGTGGTTACCAAAAGCAAGGTACAGAACACCAACACCCGTAAAGAAACAACTTCCAGAAAAAGTTAGTAAAGGTAGGAGACTTTACAGCGAAGAGCAGGTAGAGTTACTCGTACAAGCAATGGACCTTTTCAACATTCACCAAGTAAATCATGGTGATTGGGAAGGTTTTAGAAAACACATTAAAGCCAATTGGCCCTAATAAACACACAAAGGAAAACATATGCCACGCAATTATGATATTGAAGAAAATGAGATTACCCTAACCAAAACCAACGACTACGTAGCAAGCAAACCTGTTCTAACAGATATTCCTACGCTAGAGATACCACGTAAACTTCTTCGTGGTGGTTGGGCACAAGTAGACGCACTCAAGGCCACAGACGCACAGTTCGCACAGCGTTTGAAGGTATCAGAGGAAGTACAGGTCGTTAAGTTTCTTAGTGACGAACCATACGCCGCATGGCACCAACACTGGGTTGAGCGCGATGGGCAGAAGTCCTTCATTTGCATTCGTGAAATGGAAGAGCGTGGTTGCCCAATTTGTGAAAGTGGTAATCGCCCATCGAGCCGTATTGCTTTCAACGTAGCCCTATGTACGGTAGTAGACCCACCAATCAACCGTTCCTTTGAAGTTGGTCCACGTGTAGTTGACCAGTTGCGTAACTTGAACAAGGCACCACAGAGTGGTCCATTGACTAAGCATTACTGGGCAGTTTCTCGCAGTGGTAAGGGCGCAACAACCGCCTACAACCTTCAAGTTATCCGCGAGCGTGACCTTGCCGAAGAATGGCATGTTACCCCAATTGATGAAACAGAGCAATCAAAGTTGTCTGAAAACAAGTACACATCAGAAATCATCAAAGTGCCAACCTACGCAGAACTGTTTGCTATCGCATCAGAAGACCTAGGTAGGTAAGACATGGGGCGATTGATGCCCCCGATAGTCACCACAGTAGAAGGACTTGATGAAATCATCAGGTACGTTACTGAAGTCGGGGCTTTTGCTTATGACATTGAATCAAAGGCGGTACTAGAACGCCATCAAGATTTGGTTGAACACTTGGAGATAGAGTTTAACAAACATGTTTTAACCCTAAAAAGCAAAAGCCCTGACATAATTGTTCGTGCTCACAATAATTTAGAAACTCGTTATAGAGAAGAAATTGCCTTAAACCCTTTACGTAACGATGTCTTTTGGTTAGGCATTGCGACCAGTGGACGGTCTTGGGCTATCCCCATGGGGCACACCACAGGGGTGATGCTGTTTCCTGAAGAAACTGGTGATGGTAGTACCATCCCACCAGAGGGATTTCGTAAGGTCTTAAAGAGTGGGCAAGAGTCAACTGCCAAATCTCGTTATATCAAACCAGCCACCTACGAAGACCCACCAAAGCAACTATCACGGGCAGAAGTACTCCAGCGTCTAAGGCCGTTGTTCTTTAGCGACCTGATTAAGGTTGGGCACAACGTTAAGTTTGACGCAAGGTCTATAGCAAAGTATTACGGTGAAATGCCCCCAGGACCATATGTAGATACCATGCTGGCACAACACATTGTTAATGAGAACTTGATGAGTTACTCTCTTGAAAACCTCATAGAGACCAACTATAAAGGGCATAAGGCTTATAAAGGTGCTGGCAAGTTGGGCAAAGAAGTAAACAATAACCCAATAGACGTCGCCTCTTTATATGTACATAGGGATGCACGGTGGACATGGCTGTTGTACACCACCCTTATGCGTAAGATCAATGCCCACTCTGACTTGAAGAAGGCACTGGCGTTAGATTGTCAGGTACTTGAGGTTTTGATGGACATGGAAAATGTAGGAATACCCGTAGATGTCACCAACTTAAACAATTTAAGTAAGGATTTGGACGGAGAACTAAAAGAGGTGTTGGACACAATCCTAACTTACGCACCTACAGGGTTTAACCCAGACTCCAATAAGCATAAGCAAACCTTTTTGTTTTCTAAGAAGTCCGAGGGTGGCTTAGGCCTTAAGCCATTTAAGTTAACTGAGAAAGGCGCTGCGTCTGTTGACGAAGAGTCATTAAAAGCCATAGAGCACAAGCATGTCGTAGTTCCACAGTTATTACGTTGGGCTGAACTTAAGAAGTTAAAATCAACATATGTTGATGGACTTATACCTAAACTTAACAACGGCAGGCTTCATCCGTCGTTTAACTTACACAGAACAGCAACTGGACGACTATCCTCGTCCAACCCAAACCTACAGAACATTCCAAGAAGTTCCAGCATCCGTAAACTGTTTGTCGCACCCAAAGACTGTTTATTACTAGTTGCTGACTATGACCAGATTGAACTTAGGGTCATGGCAATGTTTAGTCAGGATAAGAAGTTGTTGTATGTCTTTGCGAATAATGAGGACATCCATACCGCAACTGCCGCCGCAGTCTTTAAGAAAAAGCCAGAGTTAATTACGCCAGAAGAGCGCCAAATTGGTAAAGGTGTTAACTTCCTTACTGCGTATGGTGGTGGTTCTATGAAACTGTCACGAGTTACTGGCATACCTAGAGACCATGCCGAAGAAATACTAAGTAACTACTACAAGAGTTTTGCGGGGCTAACGGCGTGGAAAAGGGAAGCCGTGGCTAAGGGTTGTCGTGATGGGTACGTATCTACCCTGCACGGACGGCGTAGGAGGCTCCCAGACCTACATTCTAGGGACCAAGGCCTTCGTGCACGGGCAGAGCGCCAAGCAGTCAATGCCATCGTACAGGGAACCGCTGCTGACCTTTGTAAAATAGCGATGGTGGATGTACACACAGCCATGAAGGACACTGGTGTAAAGTTGTTAGTGCAAGTACACGATGAGTTGGTAGCAGCCGTTCCAGAGTCATCTTGCGACAGTATTTTAGAGCCGTTTATTAATGCGATGGGAGAGGGTATGATGTTAGAAGGTGTGCCGATTAGGGTTTCTCATCAATTTGCAATAAGTTGGGCGGAGGCAAAAGAATGAGTGACGTTCAAAGCATTGTAGATAAACGTTTATTTTATCTGATGCTATCGGTTGCCCAGGGTCAAGATTTTGCCCAGAGCATGGGCTTTTCTTCGCCATCAGATGACGTAGGGCAGGCCGAAATGTTTGATATTGCCAGCCGTTGGGCATTATTCGTTAATCAAGGCATTTTGCAAAGTACAGAGGAAGCAGCAGCATGGCTACTAGACTTGCTGTCTGAGCAACAAAAACTAGTTACACCAAGAGAAGATTTAATGCCCGTTTTTGTTGCTTACGGTTTATCCTTACTAAACAAACTTTTAGAAAATGGCAATGTACACATAGTATTAGATGAAGTCTTGTTAGGGTGGAGTAGTCATGAGTGATTGGTGGGCAAAAAGACTGGCTGGAGAGGCACCCTCGCCTTCGCCAATGCTACTTGTTCCAGCGCAATACAGTAATAGACCAGTAGCACCTCAAGAACAGCCCGTACAGAGAGTGCTCAATGAGCAGATGGGGCCTACAGATCAAATTGGTATGGGTGCAGCGATAAGGTTATGGAAAGGTGGAGAAGCGTATCGAGTGGAAGGAGGTAAACGTTGTCCCAGTTGTGGAAGTGCTAATGTGTTTTCACGAACAGGTAGAGGGTCAAACAGTATGATAAACGGAGCAGCACCAGCACCACATTGTTTTGAGTGTGGTTGGAATGGTAAGTACGAGCAAGCATCACAAGGTTCATGGGCAGTCTAAGGAGCATCACATGGTAGATTACGAATCATTAACATCCATCATCGCATCAATTAACAAGAAGTGTGGTGAAGATGTACTAATCAGGGGTTCCCAGATTAGAGAAGAAGTTTTGCGCGTCACATCAGGCGTACTTGCTTATGACTTAATGCTTGGCGGGGGGTGGCCTGTAAACCAATGGTCTGAAATCATTGGCGAAGAATCATCAGGTGCCGTTGGTGTAGACATTGACCGCCTATGGGTAGTAGAGTCAAACATGATGGAGCAGGTGTACGACATTATTATTAGGGCTTTAGAGAATAGGGCAGTAGACATGATTGTTCTTGACTCCCTACCATCTTTGATTCCTAGCGATGAAGCCGAGAAAGCCATGGACGAATTTACAATGGGTCTTGGTGCCCGTTTGACAGGGAAGTTCTTTCGCAAATCATCAAAGTCACAACGCAGGTCACTAATTGATGAAGATAGGCCTTGTACTGGGTTGGTCATTAACCAATGGCGTGAAAAGATTGGTGTAATTTGGGGAGACAACCGCACTACCCCAGGTGGCAAGGCTAAGAACTTTCATTATTTCGCTCGTGTAGAAGTAAAGCGTGACGAGTGGCTGAAAGATAAGGAAGAGATAGTTGGCCAGACCATTAAAGCACGTACTATTAAGAACAAGACATACCGTCCACAACAAACAGCAGTAGTTGACTTTTACTTTACTAAATCAAATGGCTTTACTTTTGGTGACTTTGATACTGTTAAGGACGTTGTAAACATCGCCATAGCCATTGGGGTAATCCCACGTGCGGGAGCGTACTACTCATTTAAAGACCAAAAATGGCAAGGTAAAGAAGCGTTACTCTTAGCGGTTCGTGAAGACCTTGACCTACAGAAAGAACTCAAGGACGCTGCGTTTGGGCACTTTGGATTGAAAACACCAGCAGAATGATACTAGGTAGTGATGGTGCGCATAAAGACAGGATGAAGCGGTCTAAAAAACAAGAGAGTAAGACAGCAGGTAGGTATAACGGAAGCCGTAATGCAGGTTCAGGTTCAGGGTGACAGTTGCGTATCAAAGGACGCTTAATACCCTTTGCTGCGGCTCAGGCCTCCATTGAGAGTGACCAGGATACGAAGTTGCGGGATACAGCACACCTACACCCAAGTGAGATATGTAAGCGTGACTGGTGTCCACGTGCATCTATGTATAAAATACTGGGATACACCCCAGAAAAAGAAAGGGATTACGGTTTCCAAACTTTAAACATCTTTAAAACTGGACATGATATTCATGATAAGTGGCAGGGTTGGCTGGAACGAGCAGGGGTGCTAACTCAAAAAGAGGTACCGCTATACAGCGAAGAGTACCACATTAAAGGGAACGCAGACGGAATAATCCTGGATTACACTGGCGAAGCCGTTTTAGAAATTAAAAGTGTTGGTGCTGGAACAGTTAGGTTTGAAAATCCAGAATTGTATTATAAGTATAGTAAACAAGAAATAACTCACGAAGAACTGTGGACAAAGATTAGGCAACCCTTTCCGTCACACTTACGTCAACTAAACATTTATATGTTTGTATTAAACATCCACTCTGGAATTGTATTATATGAATGGAAAGCCACACAGGCCTGCAAAGAGTTTGAAGTTAAGTTGCAAAAAGCCTTAATTGAGCCGATACTCGCAGCGTGCGCACTGGTTAAAAAGGCGTTA